GAAGGTGGATCAGGTATGACTGCCGCTGGAGCTGCAACTGTTAATCCTTATGTCAGTGTTGGTCCTGTTTTTCAAACAGTAGGTTATGGTTGGGGAACATCTTCATGGAGCGATTCAACATGGGGAACAGAAAGATCTACAAGTGATGTTATTTTAGATCCAGGAAACTGGAGTCTTGATAACTATGGACAAGTTCTTGTTGCAACAATTAGAGATGGAAAAACTTTTACTTGGAATGCAGGAGCATCCGGTGCAAGAGAGATAAGGGCATCTCAATCAACATCTGGTTATGCAACTACTTCAAATCCAACTGCATCAAGATTAACTCAAGTCTCTGATAGAGATAGACATTTATTTCATTTTGGAACAGAAACAACGATTGGTAATTCAGCGACTCAAGATCCAATGTTTATAAGATTTTCTAATCAAGAAAACTTAAATGATTATACACCAACTGCTGTTAATACAGCAGGTACATTTAGATTAGATAAAGGAAATAGAATAGTTGGAGCAGTCTCAGGTAAAGATTATACCTTAGTATTAACTGATAGCTCTGCTTATGTAATTCAATTTGTTGGTCCACCATTTACATTTAGTGTAAGACAAGTTGGTACTAACTGTGGATTAATTGGTCAACACGCATTAAGTTATTCCGATGGTAAAGTATTTTGGATGTCAGGTGAAGGTGGGTTTTTTGTGTTTGATGGTACTGTTAAATCATTACCATGTCTTGTTGAAGACTTTGTTTTTACAACAAATTCAAATAATTTAGGAATAAATTATAATGCAACAGATATAGTTTATGCAGAACACAATACTCTTTACAGTGAAGTAAATTGGTTTTATCCAAAATCAGGATCAGAACAAATTGATAGATGTGTTACATATAACTATGGAGAAAATGTTTGGACAACTTCATCACTAGCTAGAACTTCATATGTTGATACTGGAGTTTTTGATGTGCCATACGCAACCGAATATAATAGAACTTCTTTACCTGTATTTGCAGATATTTTAGGTATTACAAATAAATATGGGGCATCTACTTATTATGCTCACGAAGTAGGAACTGATCAAGTTAATGCATTAGGCACAACTTCTATTAACGCTTTTATTGAATCTGGAGATTTTGATATTACATCAAGCATTACTAGAGGTCAATCAACAGGTATAGCTAACTATAGAGGAGATGGAGAGTTCTTTATGTCTGTAAAAAGATTTATACCTGACTTTAAAGTTCTTACAGGTAATTCAAAAATTACATTACTATTAAATAATTATCCAAATAATACTGCATCTAGCTCACCTCTTGGTCCATTTACAATAACATCATCTACTGATAAGGTAGACACTAGAGCAAGAGGAAGATTGTTATCAATTAAAATAGAAAATGATGGCACCGGTGAGACTTGGAGATATGGAACTTTAAGACTCGATGCTCAACCAGACGGAAGAAGATAATGGCAAAAGTAGTAGTTAGTATACCAGAACCACAACAAGAATATGAAGTTTCTAATCAAAGACAAATTTTAGAAGCTCTTGACACTTTAAAAAATCAACTTAACTTCTCTTTTCAACAAGATTTAAAAAATGAAGAAGATCAAAAGGAGTGGTTTTTAGGTGGCTAATTTTTTTAAAAGTGAAACGTTTAATTTAACAACAACCAATTTAACAACAGCATTAACTATTACTACGTCTGCTATTGCAATTGTTAGATCAGTTCAAGCAAGTCATGCAACAGCTAGTAATGTTGATATAGATTTATATTTAAAAAAATCAGGGGGTTCTGATGTTGAAATAGGACATGCAGTATTAAACAAGTCTACTGAAAATTTAGCTAAAAATGTAATTAATTTAGAAGGTGGGGATATACTAAAACTACAAGCAGATACAGCAAACGAGATCACTGGACAAATAAGTTATCTTTTGATAGATAGATCACAAGAAAATGGATAAAGAAAAAATAAAACATACTCACGATAATGGAGTTACTCATTCCCATGAAGGTGGAGATATTTCGCATACACATGATATACCTAAAATAGATTGTGTAACCACAACAACATACAGAAACACTAAGACAGGAGAAGTATTTAAAGAGAAAGTAGAAGGACCTGATATTGTACAAGATGTTACAGTTCAAATTACTAACAAAGGTCTAGATTTATTTCAGAAAGTAATGAATCAAAAAAATAATGGTGAAAATAATAAATAATGTTTTAACACCAGAAGACTGTTTTAGTTTATATGGTAGTTTAATAAATAGAAATATGTGGAACCTAGTAAGGGCCTCAGGAGAAAGTCTAGGAGGAACTTTTCCAGGAGTTAATTTAGTAGCAGGTGGTAAACCTATTCATAATGATCCTTATTGGATTGGATATTTTAATTGTTTATTTGATAGAATAAATCAAAAATTAAAAGAACAACATAATTTTTTATTAGAAAGAAACATAAATAGAATAGCTTTGAATGCACAAAATAATAATCACTACACGGAATTTCATGTAGATGGTGATTTAAACACTTTTAGTATTATAGGTTTTTTAACTCCTCAATGGGCAGAAAACTGGGGAGGTGAATTAAATATAGAAGGTGAAACTGTAAAATATAAACCAGGTGATTTTGTATTATTTAATTCTAATCAATTACATAAATCTCAAGAAATAAAACAACTACCCTATTGGAGGATATCAGTAAGTTATGTCATTAATAAATCAAAATCCTAGAGGCGGGACCGAGCTTCAATTTGAATATTTAAGAAAGCATGTAGAACCTAGCTTACTTAATCAAGTAGAAATTTGTACATCAGTTCCAGGCAAAGTACCTTTACATCCAACTAAGCTAAATATTCTTTGGCAAAAAAATTCTTGGGATCAACCTAATTTACAACCCTGGTTCAGTGATAAATCAAATCATGATAAATATGATTGGTATGTATTTAATTCTAATTGGAACTTTGAACAGTTTACAAAAAGATTTGATCTACCAAGAGAGAAATGTGTAGTTATTAAAAATGGTATTGAAGAAGTACAACCAGTTATAACACAATATAAAAAAGGTGATCCAATAAAAATAATACATCACTGCACACCTTGGAGAGGTTTATCTGTATTGTTAGGTGCAATGCAACTAGTTAAAAATCCATTAATTAGTTTAGATGTTTATTCTTCTTGTGAAGTATATGGAAAAGATTTTGCAGAAGCTAATGACAAATCATACGAAGCTTTATATGAACAAGCAAGACAACTACCTAATGTAAATTACATTGGTTATAAACCAAATGAATATATTAAAGAAAATTTAAAAGACTATAGAATGTTTGTATACCCAAGTATCTGGGAAGAGACATCTTGTATTTCATTACTTGAAGCAATGTCAGCGGGTCTATATTGTATTACAACTAATTATGGTGCTATATATGAAACAGGTGCAGAGTTTCCAATGTATGTACCTTATTCAAATAATTACAAAAGTTTAGCTAGAAAGTTTGCTGCAGGTATAGAAGCTTCTGCGGATATGCTTCATGCTCCAGGGCTCCAGGATCATTTAAAGATGCAACAAAATTATGTAAATAGATTTTATGACTGGGGAGTAAAAGGACAAGCATGGACAAGATTTTTGAGAGGAGCACTAAATGCAAAATAATGAACCAATATGGTTTTCTGAAAAAAAGAAAACAACCGCTAACGCAGATACTTATCAAACAGAAAAAATAGAACAGGTAGATTCAAACGTTAGAACTATTAACATAGGTAATATTATAGATAAACCAAAAGCAAAAATAATGGTTTGTACTCCTTGTCATAGTGAAGTGTCTATGCATTATACTCAAGCTGTATTAAAGTTTCAATTAGACTGTATGCAACAAGGTATACTAGTTAGTTTTACATTACTTAAATCATCTTTAGTTACACAAGGTAGAAATTTATGTGTAGCAGAATTTTTAAATCATAAAGATCATTATGATTATTTATTGTTCATAGACTCAGACATAGATTTTAATTCTAAAACTATATATAAAATGATAGGTGCAGATAAAGATGTTATTTCTTGTCCATATCCAATGAAAACACTTGATACAGATAAGATGTGGAAAAAAATAAAAGAAACCGATATGGTTAAAACTCCTGATGATATATTAAAAGCAGGTCACATATTTCCAATTAAAATGGGTAAAGGAAATGAAATGACTATGGAAAATGGAGTCATTAAAGTATCTCATGCTCCTACAGGATGTATGTTAATTAAAAGAGAAGTCATTGAAAAAATGATTAAACATCATCCAGAATTAGAAATATATCAGCCTACAGTTATTAATGGTAAAGAAGTCAAAAAAGATAATATGTACAATTTATTTGATACATTACATGATGTAGAAACTAAAAGATATTTTGGTGAAGATTTTGGTTTCTGTCAAAGATGGACAGATATGGGAGGAGAAGTATATATCTATGCTATGGATAATATAACTCACGTTGGAGACCATCAATATTGTGGTCGATTCTTTGATCTATTAGAGCTCGCAAAATCTGTTGACGATAGCGAAAAAATCAAATAAAGTATTATATTTACAGGATTCTACGCCTGCTCAACAGTATAAATATATTTAAATTATGGCGATATCACGAGGATTACAACCAAGACAATTATATGGACTAGGAAGTCTAGTTAAATCAGTTACTAAAGGCGTCAAAAGCGCTGTAAAAGGTGTAGCTAAGACTGTTAAGAAAAATCCAATGTTGGCTTTAGCTGCTTTAAACTTTGCACCTATGCTTGTTAAAGGTGGAGCAAGTACATTTCTTGGTGGTAAAAATGCTATGTTTGGTTTACCTACTTTATTTGGTGGAAGTGCATTACCACCATCACAAGGGTTAGGTAAAAGTACAGGTCTTTTTGGTGGTATTAAAAATTTTTTTACTAGTGGAAGTGATTTAGCACAAACAGCAAAAGTATTTGCCGGTGGTTCTTTATTAGGTGGACTATTAAATCAAGCTGAAGAAGAAGGTGATCCTGAAGGTATTACTAGAGATGTTGGAGCATTGAGAAGTAAATTAATTAATGCATATAAAAATCAAAGAACATTTTCTGATGCAGCAGATGAAGATGCAGCTATTCTTGAACAGGTGGATATAGATTTATCAGAGTATAATCAAGATATGAATAGAGCAAACGCTGCTTATGGTGGTAGAATGGGTTATGCAGGTGGAACAGAGTTTGAAGAATATCTAAAAGGTAGAGAAGAATTCAATAAGAAACAAAATGCTGAACAACTTTATAAAGAGTTTTTAGAAAATAAACGTAGACAGAAAGTAGCTGAACAGAAAACAATGGCAGCTAATGGTGGTAGAATAGGGTTTGCAAGAGGGCCAGATAATCCAGAACAAAATGCTATACAAGCAGCCGGCATCATGAATCTACCATTGAATCAAAACCCTGCGGGGGTTACAGAATTAGACCTTAGAGAAACAGGTGGATTTATTCCTCCAGTTGGTGTAAAAGAAAAGGCAGATGACATTCCTGCGATGTTAGCAAAC